GGCTTGCGGACCCGTTGGCGGGAGCCATCCCCACTCTCTCCCGATCAAGAACTAGGTCACGCGACCTAGATTGGGGGCCATCCCGTCGCTGGACAAGTCTGAGAGCCAGACTTAGGCCCCCGGAGGGGGTTGTGCGCGCCCTCGCGCGGGGGGTAGGCCCCTCAACTTGCAAAAGAGTGGATTTAGAACCCCCTAAAACTGACAAAAAGTGTCACTTTCAGCTCGAACTCGCAAGAATTAGCTAAGTTCTTGTCTTAAAAGGGGTAAATTCACCACTTTCTACCCCGTTTGAGGTCAATTTCACCACTGAAAGAAAAGGGGACGGCCCATCCTCCCCGCCCATAGGGTCGTCTTTGTGTCAAAGTTGACAGAATCCCAGAAAAGTGACCAACAGGGGTTCCGTTTTTCCTTAAAATGTGATACAATGTTCCTGCCCCCGGAGGGAAGGTATATACTATAGTATGTATATACTGAGTAGAGTGAGAGAGGATGACTAGTCCTCTTGAACTCTACGAAGGGGTACGAAGGTGCTAAGGATCTGAGGATGAAGAGACGAGGAAGACCACCGAAGAGTGACCTTGTGAAAGCAGCCAAACCGGGAAAGCCCGGAAGGCCCAAAGGAACTGCTGGTGTGATTAACGAGTACAAGGCTCGTATGCTGGCTTCCCCGAAGTCTGTCAAGGTTCTGGAGGCGATCTTCGATGCAGCACTCGACTCTGAACACAAGAATCAAGCTGCTGCTTGGAAGCTCATTGTTGATCGGATTGCTCCTCTGGCAGCCTTCGAGACAGAGTTCAGATCCACAGGGGGCAGGTCTGCTGTCCAGATCAACATCACCGGACTCGGTGGTGACGTTACAATCGCTGGTGGAGAGACTGATGGCGATTCATGGGAAGAAAGCGGTTCAAGCGGTAGCGGAGAAGTTCGGGTTGGCTCCGTCTTCGATGCCTCTGGAGATGATTGAGCTGATTATCCATGAGGGGTTCTCTCCGGACTGGTACGAGGACGACACAGGGACTCCGACCAGATGGGTAGGTCAGACAGGGAGATTTGCTAGGATGGGATTCCCTGAGGTGTACGAGCACTTCGTCGAGAAAGCGAAGCGCCTGACCCCGAATTACGACCTCCTCCCTGCGTCTGTCCGCTCAGCGATCCTCTCGGCTACCTACCGTGGGTCATGGGGTCAGTCCCCGAAGGCGAGGAGACTGTTCTCGGAGGGGAAGTACTTCGAGGCAGCAACCGAGTACCTGAACAACTCAGAGTACCTCACCCGGAAGGCTAAGGGACGGGATGGGGTGGTCAAGAGGATGGAGTGGGAGGCTTCCCGTATAGGGAGTCTAGGGTATACCGTAGAGGAGTCAGCCCTTGTCTGAGGCTACCCTCGACATCAAGCTGCTGAAGTGGCAGCAAGAGGTGTACCTCTCGAACAAGCGATTTCAGGTGATCGCGGCAGGGAGACGCTGTGGGAAGTCCCGGTACGCTGCGTACAGGATGCTCTTAGCGGCTCTGGATGGGAGGGATGGAGAGGTCTGGTACGTTGGTCTGACGCAGGGGAACGCCCGCGATGTTATGTGGAATACCTTCCTGAACATCGCTAGACCTGTCGTCAAGGGGAGCAACGTGAATAACCTCCAGATATTCCTGATCAACGGGGTTACAATCTCCCTGAAGGGGTCTGACCGTCCGGACACGATGCGAGGAGCGTCCCTGAAGCTGTGTGTCATGGACGAGTTCGCGTTTATGAAGGAGTCGGTCTGGACGGAGATTATCCGTCCGGCCTTGGCTGACCAGAAAGGCTCAGCCGTGTTCATAGGTACGCCAGCGGGAAGGAACCACTTCTACGATCTGGCGAAGTACGCTGAGTTATCCGGAGATCCGGATTGGGGGTACTGGCACCTAACGACATTCGACAACGAAACGATGGACCCCAAGGAGATCGAGACGGCTAGGAACCAACTCTCGACTCACATATTCAATCAGGAGTTCATGGCGTCCTTCAACGCGAGGGAGTCAGAACTCTTCAAGGATGACTGGATAGAGTACGGGGAAGATCCCGGCGAAGGGGATTACTACATCGCGGTTGACCTCGCAGGCTTTCACGAGGACAAGTCCAAGTCCAAGCGAAGGGACGAGTCAGCGATGGCAATCGTGAAGGTGACGGACAAAGGGGAGTGGTGGGTCCGCGAGATCAAGCACGGACGGTGGGGATTCGATGAGACAGTCCGGAACATCTTTTGGGCAGTCCAGAAGTTCAAGCCGATTGCTGTCGGGATCGAGAAAGGGATAGCCAAGCAGGCTGTCCTTTCGCCGTTGCAGGACATGCAGAAGAAGCATAACCTGTTCTTCCGGATAGAGGAGCTTACTCACGGCAACCAGAACAAAGAAACCCGCGTAGTCCATGCCCTGCAAGGCAGGTTCGAACACGGGAGAATCACGCTGAACAAGGGAGACTGGAACATTCCATTCCTCGATCAGCTCATGGCATTCCCCTCTCGTCTCACCCATGACGATATGGTGGATGCGCTGGCGTACATAGACCAGCTTGCTCAAGTCTGTTACAATTACGACTTTGAGGTAGACGAGTGGGAAGAACTTGACATCGTGGCGGGATTCTAATGGAAGAACTAAAGAACGAGCTGATGGAGGACGGATTCACCTCAGACTCTCTGGAGGGGTGGATCATAGACCGGGTGTCGAAGTGGAAGGACCACTACGACATGAACTACCGGGACAAGCATGATGAGTACTACCGGATCTGGCGAGGGATATGGGATGCTCGGGATAAGACCCGAGACTCCGAGAGGTCCAAGATCATCGCCCCGGCTACTCAACAGGCTGTCGAGAGCAACGTAGCCGAGATCGAGGAAGCTACCTTCGGTCGCGGTCGCTGGTTCGATATCCGAGACGAGAACGGGGATAACGAGGCGCTGGACGTGATGTTCCTGCGTAAGCGCCTTGCCGAGGACTTCGAGAAGACCAAGATCCGGCAGGCAGTCGGTACAGCCCTCCTGAACGCAGCCGTGTACGGGACGGGTATCGCTGAGGTCGTCCTCGAAGAAGTCAAGGAGATGGCTCCCGCGACGCAGCCCGTCCTCGAAGGACAGCTCGAAGCGATTGGTGTCACCGTCCGCGACAGGACGGTTGTGAAGCTGCGTCCGATCCAAGCAGGGAACTTCTTTATCGACCCTGCCGCACCGAGCATCGAAGAGGCTCTTGGGGTCGCTATCGTAGAGTTCGTCCCCCGACATCAGGTGGAGCTACTCCAAGAGAAGGGAGTCTACAAAGACGAGTACGTAGGCACAGCCTCGGCTGACTCGGACTTCGAGCCGGATGACGAGAACGTAGACTACGACGACAAGATCAAGCTCACGAAGTACTTCGGACTGGTTCCGTCGTACCTTCTGGAGGACTCGGAGGACTTCGAGGATCTTGGTACGTCTGAGGACTCAGACTTATACGTAGAGGCGATTGTCGTCCTCGGGAACGATGTCCTGCTGAAGGCAGAGCGCAACCCGTACATGATGCAGGATCGCCCTGTGGTCGCCTTCCCGTGGGATACCGTACCGGGACGGTTTTGGGGCAGGGGCGTCTGCGAGAAAGGGTATAACTCGCAGAAAGCACTCGATGCAGAACTCCGTGCCCGCATCGACGCTCTCGCTTTAACCGTCCATCCTATGCTTGCGATGGACGCTACTCGTCTCCCCCGAGGGGCGAAACCCGAGGTTCGCCCCGGAAAGCTGTTCCTCACGAATGGCAACCCGAACGAAATCATTGTCCCGTTCCATTTTGGCAACGTGGATCAGATCCAGTTCACTCAGGCCGCCGCCCTGCAAACTATGGTGCAGCAGGCTACCGGCGCGGTGGACTCCACGGGGATTACCGGGGCAGTCAATGGCGAAGGGACCGCAGCGGGGATCAGTATGTCCCTCGGTGCGATCATCAAGCGCCATAAGCGGACCCTGATTAACTTCCAAGAGTGCTTCCTGATGCCGTTCGTGGCGAAAGCCGCGTGGCGGTACATGCAGTTCGACCCGGAGAACTACCCTGTCAAGGACTATAAGTTCCTGCCGACGAGTTCCCTCGGGATCATCGCCCGCGAGTACGAGGTGACTCAGCTCACTCAGTTGCTCCAGACGATGTCGCCTGAATCTCCGCTGTATCCGGTTCTGATCCAGAACATCGTGGATAACATGAACCTGTCGAACCGCGAAGAGCTGATGGAGTTCCTGAAGAAGGCTTCTCAGCCCTCTCCGGAGCAACAGCAGGCTGCACAGAAGATGCAGCAGCTTCAGGAAGCGAACCTGATGGCAGACCTTGAGCTGAAGCGGACGCAGGCCGCGACGGTGAACAAACAAGGGATGGAGTTCGAGGCTCGCTCGAAGAAGCTCATCGAAGAAGCTAAGGTGGTCTGGAAGGAACTGGAGATCGAGAAGCTCAAGGCAGTCGCTGCGAGCAAGCCCGAACCGGGGAATCAGGACGACGCTGAGTTCACGAAGCGCCTGAAGATCGCTGACTTCGCTCTGAAAGAGAAAGAGATGATGGAGCGGATGGACCTTGAGCGGCAGAAGTGGAAGGACGAACAGGCTCGTAAAGAGCGTGAGGCGGCCTTCACCCTTAAACTGAAAGAGCGTGCGCTCCAAGGACAGCCGAATGGATCTGGAAACGCTTGAACTCATCTACGAATCGTTGCAGAGACAGATCGACGACCTGTCTAAGTCATCGAAACCGGAGACATTGGACTCAATGAAGGAGGTAGCCACGTTAATGAGGGGTGCGCTGGATAAGATCGAAGATACAGCGAAGGCGGTTCATGGATCGAGCGTCGCTTTGCAGGCAGGTATGGAAACGCTAAGACCCACCCCGTATCGCTTTGTTATCAACCGAGACCCGAAAGGTTTCATATCATCCATCGACGTACACCCTGTTCGTGTCAACTGAGGTACTTATGAAAAAGCCTGAGAAGCAAGAAGTAGATCGGGAGAAACTTCCTGAGTTCGTATTTACTCCGCTCGTGGAGTTCACATGGTTCCGTGGTGATGCCTTAGTCGGGAGGTACATACCGGGACAAGACTATTACTGCACCCGCCAGCCGCGTCACGATGAACTTCGTGAGAAGTGTGTTGAATGGGAGAAGAATGGTCAAATCAAGATTACGATGTTGGCTGCTGGTCAGCACTTCGTAACCGTTAAACTTAACTAGGAGGAACTAGTATGGCTCTTCAACTGAGCACTAACGTCCGCAACGCTATGCTGGACGCAATCGAGACGACGGTAGGGGTCTCTCCCTATCTGGATCTCCGCACGGGGGCACAGCCCGCTGACTGCGCGCAGGTAGACTCTGGCACCGAGTTGGCGCATATCGCGCTTCCCTCGGACTGGATGGCTGCTGCGTCGGGTGGCACCAAGGCTAAGTCGGGTACGTGGTCTGGTACGGGTGCGGCTGCCGGTACGGCTGCTCACTTCCGCATCAAGGACACGACGGATACGACCTGCCACATGCAGGGCAGCGTAACCGCAACGTCTGGCGGCGGACAGATGGAGTTGGACAACACGACTATTGCCGTGTCGCAGTCCATCACCATCAACACGTTCACGCTTACCGCGCCGAACGCCTAAGAACGCGGCGGGCGACCGCCGCTCTCTTTTCTTTGGGGGTTCTCGTGATTGTTAATATCGCTGTCATTGATGGTCCAAACATTCAGGCAGATGGGCAGTACCGAGGCACTGTTGAGTTCACCTTCGACGATGGACGAAGGGTGCTTCGGAATGTCCGCGCTCCTGATGCAGCCGGTTGGTCTGCTCTTCTTCTTTCGTTGGAGGCGTCAGTGCTAGATCAGGTTTCCAGAG